CATCAGCTTTCGAGCCGATTGCGTCTTGCCGTCGTGGTACATGCGCGGCGATCCGGTGTCGGAAATGTAGCCTTGCCACTCAAGGCAATCGCCGACTTCCTCGCATCGGCTTTGGATTTTTTTCAGCAGTTCCGTATTCATCTTTCGGCTTTCTCAGTCCTTGTCTTTCCTGCCCGGCCAGCGCAATGCGCTCGTCCAGGCTCAATTCGATGTGCCATTCCTTCGCTTCCTCGGGTGATGGCCGGAAGTCGCCCAGCAGCGCGCGTACCTTGCTCACGATCCCGGCCCATTGGCCAGAGTCGCAGGCTTCGCACTCGCGTGCCTTCTGGCGCATTTCCTGCCACCAGCCGGGCATTCGCGCTTTCGCGGCTATGTCTTGCGCCAGTTCGTCGCATGTCACTTCGCCACGTACCAGCGATGGCGGGCGTAGTGCTTGAACGTCACCAGCCCAGCGCTCAGCAGCTCTTGCAGCGCCTTTTCGACTTCGCCGCTGGCCCAGCCGCAGGCACGGTGAATCTCGCCAAGCGTGATCGGCTCCAACGCGATCAGCTTGAGGAGTACGTCGGTGCGGCTCATGGCTTCACCATCCCGTCCAACCGACGCAGCGCGGCGATTTCGTCGCCACCCGCGCACTTCACGGCGTCGGCAATGGCCTCGAACAGCAGCGCCAGCCCGCCGGTAGCACGGGCCACCGGCTGGATGCGCTGGCGCAGTTCGCGCAACTTTTCGCGCGCTTCCTTGCTGCGCTCGGCGTGCAGCTCAGCCGACATGGGCAAGGCTTTGAACACTTCGCGCGGCTTCACCGCCTCGCACAAGGCCACGAACTGCGGCAGGCTGGGCGGGTATTCGGGGTGCGCGGTTTTGCAGCGGCCAATGGCCTCAAGCACCGTTTTCGCGTCGTAGCGGCGCAGCTCGTAGGCCCACACCTTCATCGCATCCGACACGCCGCAATCGACGCCGTTTTCAACGACGCCATTGGCCCATTTCGACAGGAACAGGGCACCGTAGTAGCCGTGCATGGCACGAAAAACACGCGCGGCCAGGTCGGTTGTCGGCTGCGGTTTGGCAAGCGATTCAGTGCTGACGGACAACGGTTTCAACATCGATGAACTCCGGGTTTGATGGGGCGCCGTAGATGGCGCGGGCGGCAGCGGCGTGCTTTGCAGCGGGCGGTGAAGCGCGGGCTTGCTTGCCCGTCCTTTCGGCGTACCAGCCGGCATTGAAGCCTTGCCAGCCTTGCTCGCAGCAGTACGCCAACGCTTCGCCAAGTCCAATCCCAGCCTTCGCGGCTTCGCGGCGCAATCCAGCCAAGGCGGTGTCGGTCAGCGGCGAGCGCTTTTGCGCTCTCAGTCGCTGAAAGTCCTGCCAAACCGGCTCGGCAACTTCGTCCGGGCGGGCGGCGGCGCGCTTGCGCGCTACACCACCGTTAGGTGGTGTATTAATTAATGGTGTTGGTGTTGGTGTTGGTGTTGGTGTTGGTGGCATTGCGCTGGCATCCGTTTCTTGTGCCACGGCATTGCCTCCGTTGTGCCGTGGCATTGCCGTGGCATTGCCGGTGTTTGTGTCTTGGGACTGCCAGCGCTTGTTGGCGCGCTCGCGCTGCTTCTCTTGCTTTTCTTGCATGGCAAGGATTTCGCTGTCGGCGCGGCGGTTGATCCATCCCGCTTCTGTGGCCTCGAAAAACTCCTCAAGCACCACGCGCACGGCTTCCCTCTGGCTGTCGGTGTGGGCCAGCACCAGGCGGCACACTTGACGCAAATCGTTGGGCAGCGGCTTTTCTGTGACGTAGTAGGTGTCAAGAAGGCGGCGGTAAGCGGCGTCCTCTTCCCATGAAAGGTGCCGGGTGGCGCTCACGTAGTCGCCGATATGGAAGGGGTAGTAGTTCACTCTTGCGCAACCTCATAGGAGTAGTTGCGCTGGCTCAAATCGACCAACCGCGCTTGTGTTTCTGCATCAATTGAGCCAATGGTGATCATTGCCTCCAAAGGCCATAGGCGCACCGGCTGGCCCTTGGTTGGCATGACCCATGGATAGGTCTTGCCCTCGACGGTGCGCGGCTTTTCAAGCTCAGTAAGCCTGTTGCCGTACACGGATTTCTGCATTTCATCGACGAAGATCACCCAGAAATCCATCAGGTGCTTTTCGCTGAAATACTTGTATTCCTCGAAATGCTTCTGATTGATGCCGGTGGCTGGATACTTGTTAAGACGTGCCTTAGCCTTGACATCCATCGCAATGGCCGTGCGCTTGTTCTTGATGCACAGAATGTCGAAGGCGTGAGCCTTGTCTGTGATCGGCTTGTAGACAACCCAGCCTTGGGCCTCAAGGCGACAGCGCACCAGTTCTTCGCCTACGTCGCCTTTGCGGAGCGCAAGCTCAAAACTTGGACGTGTCATTGCCGAACACCTCCCAGCCCGAGCGCGCTTGGCGTGAGAAATACTCAAGCCTGCGGCCTGCGGTTATTTCCTCAACAATGGAGTAGAAGGCTTCCGGCTTGCGGCTGTGCTCTCTCTTGGCCTCACGGATGATGTCGCGGTGCGTTGTGTTGTCCCAGAACGGCTTGCCCTTGATGGCGACAAGACAAAACTCACACTGCATGCGCAACCAAGCGCCCATGCCGATCTTTTCCTTGTCCCAGACCATCGTCGCCTTGTATTCAAAGCCCCAATGGTCAAGAAGTTCCTTTGCATCAAAGATGAACTGATGCGTTGTCCAAAGGAATAGAACGCAGTCGTTCTTCACCGGCAGATCGATTGCCTTGATCTGCTCTTGCGACATCTCTGGGTATGGATTGGCAATGCGACTGCCGTCCGGGTCGTACTCCCGCCCGTAAGCCCACGGTGGGTCGATGGCGATTACGTCGAACAACCCGGATGGCTGGGCAATCTCTCCGCTGGCGATAGCTTCAACTTGGCTGTCAAGTTCAGCGCGGCGCTTTTCCTTTTTGGCTTTGGCCTTGTCTTCACGGATGGCCTTTACGGCCTCCCTGGCAACATCCTTGCCGCCCGCAACCACCTCTTTTTGCTTCTCTGCTTCAAGCGTTGCTAGATCGCTGGCAAGATTGATTGAAAGCTCTCCAGCTCCTAGCGCCTGCTTCAATTCTTCGCTGCCGCTGCTCTCGATGCGCTCGACCTTGCGGATGGTGTCGCGGCTTACGCCAGCCATCTTGGCTAGCTCGTCGTCGGTGCGGATAGGAGCGTTTGCTTCGTCAGATTTCTGACTAAGCAATACGCCACCTTGCCCGCCTTGTTGTTGCGTTTTTGCTCTCGCCTCAACCAGCGGCTTAACCCGCAACGCCAGTTGCGCACGCACGTAGTCGGATAGGTTGCGTCTGCCGAACTGGTTGCGCACGATCCACAGAATGGCATCGTCGCGCGAATCAAAATCGATCTCTTGCGTGTCGAAATCGACGCCATTGCGCGTGCAAATTTCGTAGCGGTTGTGCCCGTCGATCAGCACATAGGTGGCCGCAATGTCACGCTCCTGATCCGTCTCTCGCGCTCGCCACACCACTAACGGATCGCGACAACCATCGGCCAGAAGGTTTGCCTCAAGCTGAGCGCGCTCTTCGGCTGACAGCGGCGGAATCAGCGCTTGAAATTCAGGGTCGATAGTGATTTGCTGCATAATTCCTCTTGTTTCCAGCCCGGCCTAGGTGTTACTGCACCGTTGACAGCCGGGTTTTTCTTTGCCGTCGTAAAGGCGCGACGGCGCCGCCTTTCATGCCCTGCTGTAAGCCCCGCCGTGGCGCTTGCGCATCAGAGATTCCTGATAACGGCAGGCACCACACTTGCCGCTGTTGTTGAATGTGGTGATGGGCTTTTCCTCGCCGCACTTGGTGCAGACGCGGGTTTCGACTGGCGGGGGCATGCCAGCGCGCAAGTCAAAAGCGTTGCCGGTTGACTTCGGAATGGATGTGCCGGGCCAGGTGGTCATGCTGCTTTCTCAAACCGAACAGAATAGAAAACGCCCGCTGTACAAGCCGGGCAAAGCCATGCCGCGCCCGAAGTCATGGGCGATTCGCTTGGCATTGCGGAGGAGAATCATTTACGCCGCCTCCTTGGATGGGGTGGCGAGTTCAGGCCAAATTTTGTGCCAGTCGGACGGGCGCAGGTCTTGGCGGGTCACGGCGCCATTGGTAGCCTGCTCGATTGCTGCGCAACGCTCAATCGGGATAGGCCGGTTTTCGTTCGCCCAATCAGAAATAAGCGAGGCAGGCACCTCAAGCGCACGGCTTAGGGATGAGCCAGCTCCGCGACCTTCGGTAAGCAAGTAGTCTTTGAGATGCATACCGCTACCTTAGCGAAACGCGAACGCTTAGTCAAGCGTTTTCTGTGTCCCCATGTCTACAGCCTGGCACGCGCGGGCTTGATGCGGTGTTTTGTGGGCGGGCGGCGACTGTTACATAAATTTCGCGCTTCGCTATTGACGTGGTGTTCGCGTTTCGCTAAAGTTAACCCATCGCCACCCACACCGGGCGGCCAACAGGAGAGACAGGATGGGACAGAAAGCAGCACACACGGCGGGGCACCCCGCCGCCTTGGAGGTCACCTTGAACACCCTGCACCCCACCGACCAGCCGCCCGCCGCCGCGCCGGCGCTGTTCGCCGTCTACACCGGCCCCCGCCTGCTGGGACAGTACCGTGCCGCCACCGCGCGCAGCGCCATCGCCGCCGCCCGGCGCGTGCACGAGCGTTTGGGCGTGTCGTTTGCCAAGGGCGCGCACGTGTGGGCCGACTGCGTGGCAGCCGGGCAGAAAGGCGCGGTGGCCGCATGAGCTACAGCACCAACCCCGTCATCGACGCCGCCCGCTACTGGGAGCCGCGCTACGCCGCCGCTGATCGCCAGGCGCAGGCCGAGGCCAGCATGGCAGCCGACTTCCTGCGCGCCTGCGGCAAGGCCGACGCCAGCGCCGTCGTGACCTGGGCGCCGCAGATCACCGACTGGGACAGCCCGCTGTACCTGGTGGGCGACAAGCATGTTCGCCCCAAGCGCTACCAGACGCTCGCCGAGTGCATGGGCGAATCGCTCGACTACACGGACGGCCCTGCCTCGATTGAGCTGTACCAACTGCTGCTCAACGCTGCTGCCGGTGCTGACGTGCAGGCGCAGGCCAATGAGCTGCTGGGCCGCATGGCGGTGGTGTTTGCCAAGTTCAACGCGGAGGCAGCATGAGCGCCCGCATCCCTCTCGCGCTGGCCCGAGCGCTGGCGCCCCACCGCCGCAAACTTGGCGCGCAAGGTCTGGGCTCAGCGCTTCATCGTGGCGGGCAACGTATTGCTCTTCGTGTCCATCCTGGGCATGGGTGTTTCGCCCTATGAGGTGGCCCCCACCCTGGCGGCCGGTTTCTGCGCCGTGGCGGCCACCATGGGGGTTTATATGGTGGGCTTCGCCCTCGGCCCCAACCGGAGTTGGGAGGCCTTCGGCGTGCTTTTCATCCTGATGGCCGGCTTTGGGGTGTTCGGAGTGGGTCTCTTCCTCCTCGGGATGGAGGGATGAGCAGTCCCGCGGACGAGGCGGCGGGGCACGCCGCCTGGCGCGCTGCGCGCCGGGCGCCGCATCGAGGTCGTCGCCGCGCTGGACGGAGGCGCCAAATGATCAGCCTCGCCGGCCGCGACATCCTGCACGGCTGGGGCAAGTTCGTGTTCACCGGCATCGGCCTGGGGCTGCTGATCGGCGTCACCCTGGTGATGGCGGGCGTGTATCGCGGCATGGGCGACG